CGCTGGACACGCGCAAAAAAAAGGCTTATCCGCGCTGGCTATGGCGATAGGCCGTCCCAGCATCTTCACCGAAGAACTCGCCGACGAGATTTGCGGGCTCATTCGGGACGGCCTGCCTATTCGCGAAATATCCCTCCGCGATAACATGCCGCCGGATCGCACAATCTGGCGATGGCTCGACGAGAAGCCTGCGTTTCGTCAGAAATACGCGAGCGCCAAAGAGGTGCAGGCCGAGCGGCAGGCCGAGGAACTGCTTGAAATTGCTGACAATGGCCGCAACGATTGGATGGAGCGGCATCAGGACGGCGAGGCCGGCCTTGTTCCCGATCACGAGCACATCAACCGGTCGCGGCTGCGGGTCGATACGCGGAAATGGCTGATGTCGAAGATGCTGCCGAAAAAGTACGGCGACAAGACGACGACCGAGGTTACGGGCGCAGACGGCGCGCCGCTAGTGCCGACCCTGAACGTCGTGCTGAGCAATGGCCCGCGGCGTGAATAGCGGGGCTTGCCAGATAGGCTATCTGGCGTGTACGCAGGAAGCGGTGTGCAATTACAATGAGATAGCATATCGATGCATTGGGCGTTTCAGCGCCATGTCAGCGACCGATGCCTCTCGGCGAGATTAACCTAGCGCTACACGACAAGCAGGCGATCGCGCTCGATACGCCTGCGACCGAAGTGCTGTACGGCGGTGCAGCTGGGGGAGGCAAGTCGCACCTGATGCGGGTGGCCGCGATCATCTGGTGCGCAGCGATCAACGGGCTGCAAGTTTACGTCTTTCGGCGGCTGTTCCCTGATCTGATCAAGAACCACATGGAAGGACCGAAAGGGTTTCGGGCGCTCTTGTCGCCGTGGGAACAGGCTGGGTTCGTCAAGGTCGTCGAGGAGGAAATCCGGTTCTGGAATGGTTCGCGTATCTACCTCTGCCATTGTAAGGATGAGCAGGATCGCTTCAAGTATCAAGGGGCGGAAATTCATGTGCTCCTCATGGATGAGCTTACGCATTTTCAGGATACCGTTTATCGGTTCTTGCGCGGTCGGACTCGGATGGTGGGGATTACGTTGCCGCCGCAATACGAGGGGCGGTTCCCGAGGATTCTGTGTGGCTCGAACCCTGGCAATATCGGTCATCAGTGGGTTAAGGCTGCGTTTGTGGATAGCGCCGAGCCGCTGGCGCTGAGGCAGATGGGGGATGACGAGGGAGGGATGCTGCGGCAGTTCATCCCGGCCAGGCTCGACGACAATCCGTCGATGACCGATGACGATCCGGCCTATCGGTCGCGTCTGCGCGGGCTCGGCTCTGACGCGCTGGTTCGAGCGATGGAGAATGGCGACTGGGACGTGGTTGCCGGCGCCTATTTCCCTGAGTTTGTGCGCGACAAGCATGTGATCGCGCCGTTTGCCATCCCGGAGCATTGGACGAAATTCGCATCATTCGACTGGGGATCGGCTAAGCCGTTTAGCGTCGGGTGGTGGGCGATCAGCGACGGCGATCTGCTGCCGGATGGCAGGCGGTATCCGACCGGGGCGATGGTGCGCTATCGGGAATGGTACGGCGCGGCCTCGCCCGATGTGGGGCTACAGATGACGGCGGAGGAGGTTGCGGACGGGATCAAGATGCGCGAGATCGAGCGGACGAGCTACCGGGTTTCCGACCCGGCGTGCTGGAAGCGGGATGGCGGCCCGTCGATTGCCGAACGGATGCTGGCGCGGGGCATATCGTTCCAGCGGGCGGACAACAACCGGATCGCCGGCTGGGACCAGATGCGCGACCGGTTCCGCGGCGACGACGAGCCGATGCTGTACGTTTTCGAGACATGCCGAGACTTCATTCGCACGGTTCCGGCGCTCCAGCATGACGACAAGAAGCCCGAGGACGTGGACAGCGACGGCGAGGACCATGCGGGCGACGAGGCTCGCTATGCTTGCATGTCGCGGCCATATACGCGGAGGTTGCCGAGCGTCGAGCCGATCCGCGGCCTTGCTGAAATGACATACGGCGAACTGGACAAATGGCAGAAGAGGCGCGACGCTGGGCGCGGTCGGCCGCAGAGGATTTGAGAGGGGCATGGTGCGAACGGACAAATTTCCATATGTTCGCAGTCTCCATAGCGCTTTACGGCGCTGGCCGCGAGGGAAGTTGTGCCAGATTAGGGCGATTCATCGACTGACAGAGAAACGGAATTGCCGCACGAGGCGCCGGCTCAAGATTGAGGGGGTTGTCAGGCTGAGCCGCACTTGGCGGGGTGTCTATGCGGAATGGATTTGATGAGCGATAGCGGCTATGGGCGGTGGCCTAACCAGTACGCTGGGAGAGGGATTTGACGGTGGATCAATGGGAGGCACGAACAAGGCTTCTGGAGGGTCTGTTTCTGACTGCCGTTAGAGCGGCCTTGCCTAAAGAGGCTGTGCCTGCTGTACAGATTGGCTATCGATGTGTTAGCGAAACGGCTGATGAGTTAGGGATACCGAAGGGGGCTGTTCGTGTGGAGATAATTCGCCCTAGGGGCGGCTTGATTCTTGGAAAGCCATGATTTATGAATAACCTCGCCTGGCGGCCCCATCAAGTTGGGTCCGCTTCCTTGCACTTCTGGATCAGGCGGGATTGAGACAATCGGCGGAGGCTCCTCCACAGCTACAACGGGCCTCCGCCATTTTTGTTTGTGGAGTGAGCGCATGAGCGGAGAGAACGGGATGCTGCGCGGCTCGCTGCCGCTCCTGGCGCTGGCTGCGCTGGCGGTGATTGCGATAGCGGTATGGAGCACGGCGCGGGCGCAGTCGTGGCCGCATGGGGTTAGCGACAAGGTGACGACGGCGACGCTCTCGGTGACGAGCGGCAACTGCCTCGGCGTGAACACGCAGCGCAAGACGTTGGCGCTGGACAACATTGCGGGGACGATCAACATCGGGTACTGCGAGACGAGCGCGGCGACGCCGAACACGCCGTGCACGGCGGCGATTGGGACGGCTGGGACGACGACGCTGTTGGCTGGGGCGCTGCACTATTTCGTGCCGGCGCCTGTCAATCAGTTTTGCTTCATCGCGGCGAGCGCGACGCCGAGTTTGACGATCCGGGAGGGGCAATGACGGACGAGTTGCCTCCGCCGCTCAGCTTTCGCATGCGGGTGATTGCGCTGTTGTGGGAGCGTGGCTGGCCGGAGTACGGGTTGGACGACGATGATTGCGTTGTCTGGCGTGGCGAGGGCGGGTCGCTCTTGCTTGAGGGCGATGAGCCGCAGACGTTGGGGGTTGAGTACGAAGCGGCTGACGGTGAGGGGGGATATCTGAGTTTTCGTGCTGACGTGTCGGTTGAGCGCGTGGTCGAGGCGATTGACCGCCTGCGCTGGGTGATTGGGGTGCCGGCGCGCGTCGGCGAGGGGAATCTCGCTGGCTGCCTACCGCCGCTGATTCCGCCGGAGGGTGCCGCTGAGGCGCTTGCCGCGGCGAAGGCGGAGTATCGCCACGCTCTGCGGCCTGGCATGGGCCTTGAGGGTCCGCCGCCGGGGGAGCCGCTGCGGTCGGGGCCGGCGGCGAAGGAAGACCCGGCGTATGTTCCGACGAGGTGGATCGTGGAATGACCTTCATCGATCGCCGCCAGCGGTGCCTGCAATGTGGGAAGGTGCTGACGCGGCGGCGGCACAGCACGATCAGCGGCAAGTTTTGCAGCATGTCGCATAGCCTGACCTTTCTCCGCGAGCGGGGGATCGCTGCCGGGGATTTGGCGCAGCGGCAGCCGGTCGAGGGTCGGCCGCAGGGTTGCGAGACGGTCGAGGCGTGGCTGCTGGCTGGGGGTCGTGTGTACCGCGAGGACGATCCGGCGCTGCGGGCGCGGGGGATCAATGGCTGACTTTGGCGGCAATTTCGCCCCTATTGAGCGCCGCGAGGACATTGGCGACGATGCGAGCGCTGTGTGCCGGTTCTGGCTTCAGCAGTTGAGGCTGGCTGAGCGCGAGGACCGCAAGTGGGTGAAGACTGGGCGGCTGATCGTCAAGCGGTACCGGGACGAGCGGCGTGATAATCCGTCGCGGAACACGGCTAAGTTCAACATTTTGTGGAGCAACGTCGAGACGCTGAAGCCGATCCTGTATGGCAGGACACCGAAGCCTGACGTGCAGCGGCGGCACAAGAATGGCGACGAGGCGGCGCTGTTGGGGGCGGAGATTCTGGAGCGGGCGCTGGCATATGAGGATGATCTCGACGAATTTGACGAGGTGATGCAGAGGGTGGTCGAGGATCGCCTGCTGCCGGGGC